AGCGCTAGAATTTGAACGAAATAGTCCGACCGTTGCAGCAATGGCGGCGGCATTAAACCTGTCTGGCAACCAGCTCGACGATTTATTTATTGCGGCGGCGCAGATCGAGGCCTAGCTGTTTCGTTAAACCACCCAGCCACCCAACCCACCCCGCCATAGAGCGGGGTTTTTTATTTCAAGAGAGCCGTCATGATCGAGGACACCGAAGTACCCAGGCGCAGACTAATTGATAACGAGGTGGCCGTCATCTCGCACACTATTGGGCGCATGGCCGACGATATGGACGACATGAAAACGTCCATGAAAGAACTTACCGTAGCCATGAACCGTCTGGCGCTGGCTGAGGAAAGAATCTCACACATGGGCGGCGCTGTCGAGCGCGCTTTCAAGAACATTGAAATGCTCATAGTCCGGGTGAATGAGCTGGAGCGCAAATCGTTGGTTCATAGCAAGACCAGCGACTGGGTGGACAAAGTGATCTGGCTAGTGGTGGGCGCAGTGGTCACGGCATTGTTAATTAAATTGGGGCTGCAATCATGATCGAAACTTTATTGGGAACTTTGTTCGGCGGTGCATTTCGGCTTGCGCCGGAAATACTGCGCTGGCTCGACCGAAAAAACGAACGGGCGCATGAGCTGGCCATGTTTGACAAGCAACTCGAGGCCGACAAGCTGAAAGGTGCCCAGGCGCTCGCGCAGATCAACGCCCAGGCCGATGCGGCGATTGGTGTCGCTGAAATTCAGGCCATCATCGAAGCTACAAAAGCGCAATCCGCGCAGACCGGCATCAAGTGGGTCGATGCCCTGAATGCGTCGATACGACCTCTGCTGGCGTTGCAATGGCTGATCTTGCTCTGGCCTGCGGTGGTCGTGGCGGGGTTTGTCTTGTCGGTACTGGCTGGTGATGACCCGCTGAACTCGCTGCGCAGCACCTTTGGTGTCGATGAAAAAGCGCTGGCCGCCAGTATTGCCAGCTTCTTTCTAGTGGACAGATCGCTTCGCAAAATGTTCGGGCGCTGACATGGTGCCTGAACCCTTGCTGCACCTGATTCGGCGCTTTGAAGGCTGCAAGCTGAAAGCCTATTTGTGCCCGGCGGGTGTCTGGACTATCGGCTTCGGCGCAACCGGCGCAGAGGTCAGGCCGGGTCTGGTCTGGACGCAAGAACAGGCCGATGCCCGGCTAATTCAGGATGCCTCTCATTTCTACTACGCGTCGGGCAAGCTGTCGCCGGTTCTTTGGCTGTCGGGCGATGATCGGCACTCTGCAATTGCCGACTTTTGCTACAACCTCGGCCTGGGGCGCTATAGAGCCAGCACGCTCAAGCGGCGCGTCGATGCCGAGGACTGGGACGGTGTAGCGCTTGAGCTGGACAAATGGGTCTGGGGCGGGGGCAAGAAGCTGCCCGGACTGGTGGCTAGGCGCAAAGCTGAGGCCGCGCTACTTTAGAAAACAATCGTGGAGTTGAGTCATGAACAACATCGTGCCGAGTGCTTCGAGCGTTTCTGCTGCGCAGTCGAGAATTTTCAGCATGGGAAAAGAGATAAAGTCGCGGACTACCTCCGAAGCATCGAGGCGCGGCTCGGGCGCGACATTGCAGAACGCGTCAAGACCAGTATTCTTGCCTGCGCCCGCACGCCCGGCTGGCTGCGCGACGTTGAAAAGCTGCGACCTGAGCGCGCGCGAACAGGAGCTGATGGAGACCTTCGGCAAACTTCCCTTTTCGTGGGAAGTTGACTGGGACGTGCGCATGGAGCCAGCAGCGTGAGGCGGTTTTGGACTGAGCGGGAATTGAGCCTGCTGCGCCAGCTTTACCCCGACCAGGCGGCCTCTAAGGTGGCGCAAACACTGCGGCGCAGCCTGAGTTCTGTCTATGCTCAGGCCGCGATACTTGGCCTAAAAAAATCTGATGCCTTTCTGCAAAGTGATTTAAGCGGTCGCATTCAGCGCGGCAAGCAAGACCCGCGCATGGTCAGTACGCAATTCAAGAAGGGGCTGACACCGTGGAACAAGGGTTCGCATTTCGTTGCGGGAGGGCGTAGCCACGAAACCCGCTTCAAGAAAGGCTATATGAGCGGCGCGGCGCAGCATAACTATGTGCCGATTGGCAGTTTGCGGGTGACGAAAGATGGCTACCTTGAGCGCAAAGTCACCGACGACCCGAACCTGGTGCCAGCCCGGCGCTGGGTGGCGGTACATCGGCTGGTGTGGGAAGCGGCGCACGGTGCTATCCCGGACGGTTTTGTCGTCGTTTACAAGCCTGGCATGAAAACCGCCGTGCTGGAGCAGGTCACACTCGACCGGCTGGAGTGCATCAGCCGCGCCGAGCTGATCTGGCGCAACCATCCGGCCAGAAAATGCCCCGAGCTTGCCCGGCTGGTGCAGCTCAAGGGCGCTATCACGCGCCAGGTGAACCGAATCAACAGAGAGCATCAACAACGAGGAAACAAAAATGAGTCATCCGCACATCAATACCCTAAGAACCGAACTGCTTAATACCCTGGCCGACTTGCGCAACCGTGAGCAGCCTATGGAGCCAGACCGCGCCCGGGCCATTGCCCAGGTGGCCAGCGTTCTGGTCGATAGCGCGCGGGTCGAGGTCGATTATCTCAAGGTCACGCAGCAAGATGTCAGTGATTTTATCGACGGCATGAAAGCGCCAGAGGTTCAAACTGCGCTGCAACAGTCTAACCGCCAGATACATCAGTTGAAATGAGCGCGACAAACAGACCGGCGCGGTCAAGAAAATACCCGGTTTACGACCGCGCGCAGCACGGCAACCCGTTTGAGTGGATACTGGCCGAGGTGAGGGTCATGCGCGCCCGGCAGGGCTATGACATAGCCATGACCGAACTGGGGCGCAAACTCAAGGCCGAGCGTCTGCGCGAGGCGGGGGAGGGTGAAGACCTGCCTGTAGCGCAGCCAGCGCCAGCAGAACAAGTTTAGGCGGGTCGGCAGCGTCCAGCCAGCGCGCATAGGTGGCGCGACTGACGCCGAATGCCTCTGCGCCGGACTCGTAGGTGTGCCCGTGGCTGTCGTGCCGGGCGCGCAGGGAAGTGGTCAAGGGTTTCGTGGGTGCCATTCAGCAGCCTCTTTTAGCAAGCGCCTGAGCCTTGCAGCCAGGTCTTCAATTTTCACGCCACGCGCCGTTTCTTTCGCTTGAAAAATAGCCAGGCTGGCGTCATCGGTTTCCAGGTCGGTGAAGCCGTCACCCTTGATAACCAAAACCCGCAGCCCGGAATTGTGCAGCAAGTGACCGTCCTGGTCACGCGACCAGGACTTGTGCCAGTGGTAGTGTTTTCCGGTCATTTCAGGATATTGAGCAAATCGCGCTCAAATTCAACACGACCGGGTACGCCGGACGCCGGTTTAGAGCAACTGAGTGCATAACGATTTTGGGGTAATTGCACCGCTTCGCCGTTGGCTTTGATAAGAAGTGTACCGTCTTTAGTTTGACTGACGCTCAGGCCAGTGTCTGCGCCGTTGATGCTGATCTTGCCGTTTGTGTAGATGACGATGCTCATTTCATTCTCCTGTTAGAGAGCCAAGTACCGCTTGGCGTCGGCGGTGATTTACTAACCACCATGGATATAATCATAATCTCAAATTGAGACTTGCTCAAGTCTTTTTTTTCGATGTTGTTAAAAAAACAATCTCCGCAACCCGGCGCACACACCGCGCCGGTATTGGCTTTGCGGCCTGTTATTTTTTTGCGGCTGCGGAAATAAACGCTGTTTAAGCTGTTGATTAAATGGGCTTGTTTGATAGACTTGAAAGCCTCTGTATGTCTTCGTAAGTTGTTGATTTTATTGATGTGCTGGCGACAATCTCCGCAACTTGCGGAAATCGTCTCCGCAACCCCGCCGATTTCGGCGTGAAAATTTGGAAGCGTGGCAGAGTGGTTTAATGCTCGGGTCTTGAAAACCCGCGTGGGGGCAACCCCACCGTGAGTTCGAATCTCACCGCTTCCGCCAGAAACGAGAACAGCCCCAATCGGGGCTGTTTTCACATGGGCGTGGCGCACGCGCTTACCTCGTTGGCTTGACTGTCTCACCGACGCGGATGTAAACCTTCTTAGTTATTTCCTGCTCGGTGTGCCCCAGCAGCTTGCTTGCGGCCATCACGTCGCCAATTTCGCTGGCGGCCTTCGGTCGAATGTCTCTGAACTGGAATTGACGCACGCGGGCGGCGAGTTCCTTTTTCCCCTGCCCGGTCAGTTCCACGATAGCGGCATTGCGGGCGGCATCGAAGCGCACGCGGAGCGTGTGTTGATTGAGCGCTGTGCCTGACTTGGTGGCGACCAGGTAGAGGCTTCGCACTTTGCGCGACCGCGACCGTATCCGGTCAATGACAGTGCCAAGCTGGGTGCGGGTGCCGTCCTCTCGGTCGAGCAGAATCCGCAGGCGTTTTTTGGTCTTGTTCTGTTTGACCTCAAGGGCACCGTCGCGCACGTCGGTTTCCATCATCTTGAGCACGTCCGCAGGACGCTGCCCGGTCAGGTAGGCAATGTCCATCGCGTCTTTCAACTCGTCCACTGCCTTGCCATAGACCACCGACCAGACGGCATCGTCGGCATAAAAATCGCGTGGCTGTTCCTTGTTCTTCCTTACGCCGCGACACGGGTTCTCGTGTGCTGTGTACCCCCACTCTCGCGCCATATTCCAGATGTGAGAAAACAGAGTGATTTCGCGGTTAGCGCGAACGGTTGCCGGTGCGCCTTCCGACCCCTTTACCTTGGACTTGCGGTTGTCCCGGTATTGAGCAACGTGCTGTGGCGTGATTGCGTCGATAGGTGCGCTATCGAACACCGAGTGCAGCATGACCAGCATGCCGAAATTGTCTCTTTGAGTGCGTGGTGCCTTTTTCGGTACTATCTCACGCTCATACCTGTCGAATATGTGCCGCATCAGCCCGGTCTCGACCGGTGCGGGTTTGCATTCGAGTTCCGCCCACTTTCGCTTAGCTTCGTTGATGTCAGTGCCCAGCGGAATTTCTACGCGCTTGCCTGCCTCGTCTCTACCGTTGTAGTAATACGCTTCCCATACCTTGCCGCTGGCAAGTCGCTTTTTCCGGCGCAACATGCGCGGTGGCAGATCGCGGTGCAATTTTGGGCGCATCGACATAATTTACACCATCAGCGAATCGCTGAAAAATCTGGCGTCCAGCCGCCTGATGTGGTCAATGCAGCGGGTGTTATGCCCGCCAGTTTCAGTCGGGCATACAGTCGCCCTACAATTGGCTCACCGGCTTTGTTCTTGTGATACGCCCAGCCGTTGGCGTTCAGCCATTCCACTTGATCTGCTCGACGCATGCAGCCGGTGATTGTCGCCACCTCGTCGGTGGTGAGGGTTTCCGAATCTATCGGCATTTCAAAGATTGCGCTCATTGTCGTCCTTTGCTTCCTCAATGCTCTCAAGCAACAGCTTGATGCCGTTGCCGCTGTCCATGTGCCGCCGTCCGGTTTCAGTGTTGTACCTGATGCCTCGCTCGTCCACCCATGATTTCCCGGCGCGTCGTATCTTGATGCGCTCAGTGCCGGTGATGCGTTGTAGTAGTGCGGTGTGAGTCATTTCAGTCCTCCGACCATTTTCGTGGCGTCACGAAAATGGTTTTAACGGTGCGACCGCAGCCGGGGCAGAATCGGAAGTTGTTTTCTTCCGGTGTTCCTTCCGTTATCGACCAGCGCTCGCCACACTCAGCGTCCCACGATCCTTCATCGTTGTCGTGTGTCCAAGTGCAGGCCGGGGGGTTAATTAGCGGCCTCTGCTCTGGCTGCTTTGTCATCTCAGCAAGACATACCGCGCACAGCTTGGCGCGTTCACATGCTTCGCCACATTGATTGCGCG